AGAATCAAGAAGTACAACGAAGGCTTCCTAATCAACGGTGACGGTACTGCTACAGGTATTAAAGCTCAGGTGACTGGTGCTAACGGTGCTACAGTTCCTGCTGGCGCTGCTGCTTGGACTGTTGCTAACGCTGTTGACCAAGCTCTTGACCTATTCGACGCTATCGCTGAAGAGGTAAAAGACAGAGAAGATCTTGTGATGATGGTATCTCCTGCCAACTTCCAAACTCTACGTAGAGCATTGGTTGCACAAAACTACTTCCACTACGACCAAGGTGATGGTAGAACTCTTGACCTACCAGGTACAAACTGTAAAGTTGTTAAAACTTCAGGTCTTGTATCTTCTAACTACGTTGCTGCAGGTCCTGCAGGTTTCATCGTAGCTGGTACTGGTCTTGAAAATGACGCATCTACTATGTCATTCTACTTTGACAAAGGTGAAGATGTTGTTAAATTCATCGCTAAATGGAGATTGGGCGTTGCAGTTCACCAAGTGAACGTATTCGCTACAAACGACTTGGCATAATCTGCCTCAACTAAACACAGGGTTAGCCCTTCGGGGCTTTCCCTTTTAACTAAATAAAAGAAGTATAATATGGCTTGTTCAAATTTAACTGGTGGTTTTACACTGGATTGTAATGATGCAAACGGTGGGATTGAGAAAATCTTCATCGCAAATGGCCCTGTTGTTTCAATTACTGAAACTGCTGGAGTTGTTTCTGCTATTACAGGCGCTTCTGGCGCACTTGCACCTGCTGACTTCTTCGAGTTCGAGGTACCAAGACAAACTTCATCTCTAACTGAAACTGCTACTATCTCTCAAGAGAACGGTACAGTATTCTATGACCAATCAATTACGATGGTATTTAACAAAATGGAAGCTACTAAAAGAAATCAACTATTGTTGATGGCTGAAGCTACTTCTATGGTTGTTGTTGCAAAAGACAATAACGGTAAATACTTCTCAATTGGCTTGGAAAGAGGTGCATACACTTCTGCTGCTACTGCTACATCAGGTACTGCATACGGCGACAGAAATGGCTACGAGATTACTATCTCAGGTTTGGAAGCGGCACCTTCATACGAAGTTGACGGCGCTATCGTGGAAGCATAATCAATTGATTTCACTATAAATTCCCAGAGGGGGTTGTTGTAAAACAGCCCTCTCTTTTTTTATATTTCTTTATGTAAACACATTATATAGCTAATGACATTATACATTAAAGATTATGGCGCTCCATCCGCGTATTTAGCGTCTTTTAATCAGCCAAACGCGACAGGTGACTGGACTTTAGAGTTGTATAGCCAATACTCACACAAGACTATTCTTGATGTGGAACTAACTATTTATACAACAAATGATAGATATACTGAATTCTATTTCTTTGTACCAGCAGACTTTTATAACGAACACCTTGAAGGCGTATACGATTATTATCTAAAAAAAGATGGTGTCTCAATTGAGACCGGTAATATGAAGCTGGTACTTGAACCAGGTGGTGAAACAGGTACACAACCTTTTGTTTCAGACAATGACGAAAGAACGGCAGATACATATTACAGACCACAATATTAAAACTATGAGAAATATACCAGAAGGATTGTATTCAATACAATCAGGAAACTTTGAAGCTATCCGTACTCCTATTATGAAAGAAGTACGTTCAAAAGAATGGGTGTACTTTGGTGAGGATAACCTATACCCTCAAATGCTAATTGAATTGTACAACAGTTCAGCTATGCATCATACAGCAGTTGATGCAATTAAAGATGGTATTATTGGTGAAGGTATTAAACTAATCGGCGATGAGTATATAAACTCACACGGTGAAACAGTAAATGACATCTTTGAGAAAGTTGCACTTGATTACGTACTTTATGCAGGATATGCACTAAATGTAATCTGGAATAAAGAAGGTACTCGTATTGCTGAGATGTACCATTTGCCATTTGCTAACGTTCGTTCAGGTAAAATGGATGAAGAAGATAAAGTAAATGAGTATTTCTACTCGTCTGATTGGACTAACACAAGAAAGTACAAGCCACAATCATTCAAAGCATTTGACCCAACTGATAACAAAAAGGACAATGCTTCGCAGATTTATGTATGTAAAGGCTACACACCTGGAAATGATTACTATCCTCTTCCAGAATACGGAGCTGCTAACAATGACATTGACCTTGATGCAAGAGTTTCAAGATTTCACAACGCTAACATTTCCAATGGGTTAGCACCTTCAATGTTTGTACAGTTCAGAAATGGTGTTCCAACACCGGACGAACGTGCCCAGATTTACAGAGAAATTGAAAACACATTCTCAGGAGAAGATAATGCTGGTAGATTCTTTTTAGCGTTTTCAGAACCAGGTAAAGAACTTGAAGTAACACCAATTGAAAATGCAAATGATGATTACTATATTACCCTGGAACAGCGCATTAGCTCACGTATCCTAACTGCACATAGAATTACATCTCCATTACTATTAGGTATTAAAGATGCTTCTGGCTTCTCAAGCAATGCCGACGAAATTAAAGTTGCGTACGCGCATTTTGAAGGTACTGTGGTTGAGCCAAAGAGAAAGAAGATACTATCTACTATGGGATACATTTTGAAGCTCTCAGGGTTAAACGTTTCAATAGAAGTTCAGCCATCTGAAATTATAATTGAAGAAACAAAAATAGAAGAATAATATGGCTACAGCACTATTGGTTTCAGAACAACGACTAAAACAATGGACTAATCTTGATAGCAACGTTAGAGTTGAAGAGATTACACCATTCATTATACAAGCACAAGACTTGTACATTCAAGACCAGTTAGGTACTTTATTTTATAACCGTATTAAAGAAGGTGTAATTGCTAATGATTTGAACTCAGATGAGAGCACATTCTTGAAAGATTACATTGGGCCAACACTAATGCAGTATGCGCTGTATTTAATGATGCCTGCACTAAAATACAAGCTAACAGATAAAGGAGTACTTTCGGGCTCATCAGAAGAGACTACACAGACTTCTTTAGACGAATTAAAGTACTTGAGACAATCAACATTAAATACTGCAGAATTTTATGCAGAAAGATTGAGAGAATACTTGATTGACAATCCTGGTATGTTCCCACAATACGATACACCAGGAACTGACGGTATGTACCCTAATAAACAAACACCGTACTTTTCAGGTTTAGTTGTGCCAAGAAATAGAAAAGCAAACTACTATGACGAAAAATGTCCAGACTGCGACGACTGTGGCAACTGCTACTAAAGCAACGCACAAGAACATCGCAAAATTACACAAGTTCCTAAAGAATGAAACAACGAATAGACGCATTTCTAAATAGTTGGATTAGCAAGAAGCTAATGGTATTTGTTGTGGCTTCAATAGGGCTCTTCTGGGGAACTATTAATGATTCAGAGTGGACTAATATAGCTTTGATGTATATAGGCACACAGGGAGCAATTGATGCGATAATTAGATTACGCGGTAATCAACAGAACTAAAAAGTATATTTCTAATTGAATATGATTTCACCAGATATAACATCAGCTGTACAACAGTACGTATTTAATCAAACAAATGGCGTTGTGACTGAACCAGTAAACGGTTCATACCTACAAGCCTATTGTGAGTACCTTGGTATTACAGAACCTGTAAATGCTTCTTGGCTTCAGGCTCTTTGTGAGCACTTTGGTATTACAGCGCCATTATATGGCTCTTGGGTTATTGCCCTTGCAAACTATTACGGTATTACAACGCCAGCAGGTTATGGAACTTGGTGGATGGCTATTGCTGATGCAGGTTCACCAACGCCACCAACAGATGCTGAATGGCAACTGATTACAACAAATTGGGAAGCTGAAACAAGAGTTTGGGAAACTATTATATAACATAAATTAAAAAGACATAAAATAATATGGCTGCATTGACAGGAAATACGATAGCTTCAAGTTATCAAGGTATTCTAAAAACATTCACAAACAACCCTTTAGCTTTAGGGTTGAGACAACAAATTACAGATGGTGCCGGTAACGGTTCACCTCTTTATCTGGCACAAGACAGCATTGGCCTAACTGGCGACGTGGAGTTTCCATCTGCTATTGTTGATTTTACAACAGTAACTTCAGTTGATTTCACAGGGGCCAACATAATTGGATTGCCAACAGGTACACCAGGACTTGATGACGGTACAGGTACAAATGCAATAGCTTCAACACTAACAGATTTACCAGCAAATTCTACTGGTTTTGCTTCAACAGCTATAGGTAGAAATACTCAGAGTACATCTGATAGCTCTGTAGCTATAGGTAACTATGCAACGGCATCTGGTGCAAAAGCTATTTCGATTGGATCTGAAGTTACGGCAAACAAAACACAATCTCAAGCCTACGGTTGGAATAGTACAGCTTCAGCAAATGGTGCTATTGCTTTAGGTTCAGGAATTCAAGCACAAAAAGTTGATA